CGAAGTTCTAGAATTTCAAAACAACCCTAAGGAATTTCCCCAAGTTGAAATGGATATTAGAACGTTTTCAAACGGTCCCAATAACGTTAAACGTTATGTGTCCGCTGATAAAGAAGCTTACTCTCTTTATAAGTCCGACCAATGGGAGGATTTTAAGAGATTAGCAGAATTAACGAACCAAATGCATTTAACTAAAGTCATAGAAAATATATGCTCAAAACTTGAAAGTGAATTAACTCCTCAGGAGTTATCCACTATCATCCGAGACACTTATCTATTCCGTTTGACGGCTGTGCCGGATTCCGGGAATAAATCAAGAACTATCGCGATTGCTCACTTCTGGATACAGAAGTTGTTGGAACCGATGGTAGAAAATGTAAGGGAAGTAACAAATGTGTTACACCCTAAGACATGTGCGGTGATGAACCAGAATCAAGGTTTTCTCAATTTAAAGGAGAATCTTAATCCTAGTATCAAGTGTTACGACGCAACCTCATGGACTGATACATTCCATGCAGATTGGCAGCGAGCAGTATTAAGTCCCATAATGGGTGAAGAAATAAGTGCTTTGTGGTTTAAACTAGTTTGCAGGTGTGAGTTTTCTCTTTCTAGGAAAAAGAAAATCACCTATGCTACAGGTCAAGGTATGGGGATCAATGGATCCTTCGACATTGCCACGCTAGCCACACAGGAGCTTATTACCTTCTTTTACCAAACTAAATATCCTACTAAATATAAGGATCTCCAGGAAGCAGACATGCTTCAGAGTCTCTTTTCAGAAGTAGGAGATGATCTTTGGGTTTATGACCCAGATGATCTCTTCCTGACATTTTACCGTGATCAGATAGGGATTCCTATCAATCTAGGTAAATCGAAGATAGCCTCAGTTTCTAACGAAAAGGCTGAATTCGTATCTCGGAATATAAACTTTGGGAAGGAGGTAAGTAGATTCTCTTTCAGACTGTGTCTGGTAGCAGAAAAGAATTATTTTCATCTGCCGACACTCTACGATCACGTAGCTGAAAGGTGTCATTATATCGATCTAGACCTTTTCATAAAAAGGTTAGTCGAAGCAAGAAAACACAAATTCAGATTACTAAGTAAAATGATTATGTGTGGTATGCTGGAATCCATTTTGA